AATTTTGTGCCTAATTCGCCTCGTAGCGCTCCAATGGCTCCGGCAGGATACAAAAAAGGCGGTAAAATAGATGGCGCAGCGATTCGCGGTAAAACCAAAGGGCGCATTAAATAATGACTACTTCCGGCACGACAACGTTCAATTTAGACCTGAATAACTTAGTTGAGGAGGCTTTTGAACGTTGTGGTTCGGAGTTAAGGTCGGGCTACGATCTGCGGACTGCTAGACGCTCTTTGAACCTTCTGTTACTCGAATGGGCGAACAGGGGGCTTAACCTTTGGACATTAGATCAAGGGCAGATAGCCTTAACTGCGGGGCAAGGCTTGTACCCGCTACCCACGGACACTATAGACCTATTAGATACCGTCATTAGGCAGTATCCAGGCACGAACAATCAAGTCGACATAAATATTACTCGCATTGCCGAGCCGACCTATATCACAATACCTAACAAGCTAGTTACAGGGCGACCTGTGCAACTGTGGGTTAACCGTCAGGGCGGGACAGAATACACTACAAATGCTACATTGAATGGCGGTATATCCGCATCGGCAACCACGATAACCGTGTCGGGGGCTAGTCAGCTACCTTCCTCGGGGTTCATCAAGGTCGGTAGCGAGACAATAAGTTATGCGAATATTACCGGCAACGATCTTGAGAATTGTGCTAGGGGACAGAACGGCACTGCGGCGGCTACCCATCTAACAGGTGCGGCGATAACGCGGCAGAACCTGCCTTGTGTGTACATATGGCCTACGCCTAATGCACCGGACTCGCAGTACACTTTGATCTACTACCGCATGAAACGTATGCAGGACGCGGGGGATGGCGGTACATTCAATCAGGATATTCCTTTCCGCTTCTTACCTTGCCTCGTTGCAGGGTTAGCCTATTACCTCGCGCAGAAATTGCCGGAAGGCGGCGAGCGGCTAGGGATGCTGAAGCAGGAGTACGAACAACAATGGCAGTTAGCGGCTGACGAGGATAGAGATAAAGCTCCGGTTCGCTTCGTGCCACGTAACATGATGTACAGATAATGCCTAATCGGTTCGCATCGGGTAAGCACTCAATATCCATATGCGATAGGTGCGGCCAGCAATACCCGTTGAAGAAGCTCAGGGCACTAACGATAAAACTTAAAAAGACTAATATCCTGTGCTGCCCTGAATGTTGGGACCCTGACCAACCGCAGTTATTGGTGGGGATGTATCCGATAGATGACCCGCAAGCGGTTAGAGACCCGAGGCCGGACACGCCTTCTTATACGGGAGGAGTGTATAATAACGGCTATCCTAGTGACGGGTATAGAGTTATTCAGTGGGGGTGGCAGCCGGTAGGAGGTTCGAGAGGCGTTGATTCCCCACTCACCCCGAACGATTTAGTGACGACCTTAACGGTAAGCGATGTAACGATAACAATTACTTAGGAGCAATCATGGCTAATATCGACGGTGTAGCGAAACAAGGTAAGACTGAGGGGCAAAACCCAAAGAATGACGGCGCTAAGGTAGGGCTGTATCGAGGCAAGAACAAGGCAGGCGGTGTAACTACTGAGAAGATGAAGGCGGTAGGCCGAGGCTTGGCTAAGGTAGCGTTTCAAACAGGGGGTAAATAATGGCTAAGGTAAAAGACCCGAACTTGGCGAAAGCCTCGGACGTTAAGAACTGTGACCCCGCCATGCGCGTGAGCGTGGGCGACCCTGCCAACACCGACATTAAGACCAAAGGTATCAAAGTGCGGGGTACAGGTGCAGCCACTAAAGGCGTAACCGCTCGCGGCCCAATGGGTTAATAAATGAATTACAGTGAATTATCGGCGCAGATTAAGGCGTATTGCGAAAACTCCTTCCCGGAGAGTATAGGCAGCGTTACGTCTGCCGATCAGATAGCGCAGTTCGTCATGAACGCGGAGCAACGCATTTACAACACGGTGCAGTTACCCGCACTGCGTAAGAACGTCACAGGTACAACGACTCCTAGCAACAAATACGTATCTTGCCCGACTGACTTCCTTGCGGTTCACTCCTTAGCAGTCGTTGACGCAAGCGATGATTATCACTACCTGCTTAATAAGGACGTGAATTTTATCCGTGAGGCTTATCCTAGTGCAACGGGTACGGGGTTCCCTGAGTATTATGCGATCTTCGGCCCTAACTCCTCGGATACGGATGAGCTGTCCTTTATCCTCGGCCCGACTCCCGACGACGACTACACGCTTGAGCTGCACTACTTCTACTACCCCGAGACTATTGTCACGGCGGGCACATCATGGCTAGGCGATAACTTTGACACCGCGTTGCTCTACGGAGCGTTGGTTGAGGCTTATACGTACATGAAAGGTGAGCCGGATGTAATCGCACAATATGAGAAACTGTGGCAGCACTCGTTGAGCTTGCTGAAACAATTGGGCGACGGCAAAGATCGCCGCGACTCCTACCGTAACGGGCAAGTAAGGATGCCAGTGCAATGATACGACAAGGGCAGACTTTTTCCTTCCGTAAGGAGCTATATCAAGGCGTACATGATTTAAGCACGGACGTTCTCAAACTTGCTCTCTACACGGCTGACGCTGATTTAGCGCTGACGGTTACAGAGTATTCCGCTACTAATGAAGTGGCTAATGGTAACGGGTACACTACCGGCGGAGCTACATGCGAGAATGTGACCATTAATTCAAGTTCCACCGGCCAAGTGTACATCTCGTTCGACGACTTAGCATGGACAGGCACTTTTACCTGCCGTGGGGCATTAATCTATAACACAAGCAAATCAAATAAGAGTGTGGCAGTGCTGGACTTCGGAGCCGATAAGACTATTGTTAGTCAGACTCTGGCCGTAAATCTACCTGCCAATACAGCGGATTCCGCACTAATAAGGAGCGTTTAAGATGAGTTTATCAGTTATGACCAATGCAGAAGTAAGCACCGTTCGAGTAATGACTACACACGGGCGCGGTTGTACCCCCGAAGAAGTAGCAGAACGCGCATTAGCCAAAATTATAAATGTGGGCGATAAGTCGCACCCGTTGTTGCGTGAGCAAGCGCAAGCCTTTCAAGATAACATCCGACACTTGCTTGTGTTTTATATGTACGAAGCGATTAATTCACACAATACCACTGTGGCTAACCGCCTACGCGAAGCCGGACATCCTGAAATCATCCCTCTACTGAAACCTTAAGGAGTAATCATGGCTATTACACAAGCGATGTGTACGTCATTCAAAGCAGAACTGATGACCGCTACTCACAACTTTACTACTAGCACGGGCAATACCTTCAAGATCGCCTTGTACACTAGCTCGGCTACACTCGGTGCATCGACCACGGCTTACTCAGGCACTAATGAGGTGGCTAACGGCAACGGGTACACAACCGGCGGCGCTACACTAACCAATGTCACACCGACTACTTCCGGCACCACAGGCTACACTGACTTTGCCGATGTTACCTGGTCGGCTTCGACTATTACGGCTAACGGCGCATTGATATACAACAGCACTAATTCAAACAAGGCGGTAGTAGTTTTAGCCTTCGGTGCGGACAAATCTTCGACCAGTGGCGACTTCGTTATTCAATTTCCCGCCGCAGGGGCAGGCACAGCGATTATAAACATCGCCTAAGGGGTAAGTATGGACAACGCGAAAATAACCGCGCTAAAGGCCGCTAAAGAGCATCGGCAAAACGAAGTTTTATACCATCAGATTAACATTGACAACTATAAACTGTCGATTGAGCTGATTGATGCAGAATGGAGTGAAGATGCTACCCTTGAGCCGTTCAGAGCGCAGCTTGAGGAGTTATTAGCCGCTAGTACGCTCGAGCAGAAAAAAGAACGCATAATACTCGATGTAATCACGCGACAATTAAATGAAGGTTAATTATGCCCTTTGCCGAATATACCGACGGCATGGCTACGGTATCTGCTATACAGTGGGATGGTTCAGATAGTGTAGCGGACGAAGTAGTTTATTATATCCCCGGCGTTTCCGTTCATACGAACACCATAGGCGAGACCGTAGTCAAAGAGCTGCGGTTTGCTGCGTATCTTACAATCCCGCAAGGAGATTGGCTTGCTATACAAGTCTCGGAAGGCTCAGTAGCCGCAATGCATATAACCGCTGCGGCCTTTGCCGCATACACGGCTGTCTAAATGGCAATCAGCTACATAGGCTCGGCCACCGGTACAGATACCGCCACACCTCCTACACATCAGGCGGGCGACTTACTTATAGTTTTCGCCTACCGCGATGGCTCGACTACTAACCCTACTTTGGGTTCGGGCGCTAGGCAGATCGGCGCTCCTGACGGTACGTCTTGTAGCGCTACGATTGGATACTTTATAGCGACGGCTCCAGGAACTAGCATCGGTACATGGACGAACGCCACTAGCCTCATCTGCCAT